ATAAAGTGATAAAAACACAACCTAGAGTCATTAAAGAAGGTGAATGGTCTTTTTTTAAAAAAATTATAAAATTTTTTAGCAAATAGGTATTTTTGCTTTACTTATAAATATTTAGTCCGTAAATTGGACACATGAAGATAGCTATTAGTATAAATGAGGTTTTAAGGGATTATATTGGTCAATTCATTTACACTTACGAAAAATACATAGTACCAGAACTTGAAGAGGAAGGTAAGAAGTATTCAGAAGTTGAAATTGAAGATGTTACTAGTCTTAATCTAATTGACCATTTCGAGTTTGAAAACATAAACAAACTCAACACGTTTCTTTATAAAGAAGCACCTCTAGAAATTTTTGGTCACGCAGATTTAATGTCAGACGGACTTATGATTCACTTTAATCGTTTTTTATCGGACATTAAAGATGATGAAGAACATGAAATTGAGTTGGTCAGTCGAGAAGTTGACAAAAGCATCCCATCAACTTATTTCTTTTTATCAAAAACTGCTTGTTTAATTGACAAAATAAGATTTGTTAAAAACAACGAAGACGAATGGGGTGATGCTGATGTTTTAATAACTGCAAATTCATTTGCTTTATCCAATAAACCCAATGGTAAAATATCAGTCAAGGTTAAATCACCATACAATGAAAAATTAAAAGGTGATTATGAAATCAATTCTTTATTAGATTTCATTAACGACGAAGATTTCAGAAATAAAATTTTAAATACAAAAACAACAACCTATGAAGAACTTTGATAGTATGCTAGACTTTGGCGGTTCTGTTTATTTTTTAGATGTTAATAAATTTACAGAACTAATTAAAATGGACCACCCAAACGGTGAAGTGATTATTGAATCGGTTACAAAAGAAATTAAAGATGAAAAAGGTAAAACAATAACATCTGAAGTTGTCACCACAAAAAGAGAACGTGACATGTACATCCAACAAACCATGTATGAATTATTTAGAGAAATGATTGACATAGTTTTAAGTGAAACTAATGAAATGGATGAAGAATTAGGTTCAGAAAGAGCCTTAAATAAAAGCGATATTTCATATAAAATAGCGTTTAACACATTAATACACTACAATATTTTAGTAGAAGTAGTAGAATAAATAAACAAAAAAATGGAAGAACAAAAAAACCAAACTGAAAACCAAATTTCCCAATTAAAAGATGTTATTGGGAATTTAGAAAACAAAAATTTTAAATTATACTTTTTTACGTTGGACACCAAAGGTAACCCAACTGCTGGTATTGCTAACATCTATGAGCACGTAAAAATATTAAATGGATTAGGTTACAACGCTCATATCCTTCATGAAAAAAACGACTACAAACTTAGAGGTGATGAAAACGGTCAAGGAATTGCTGATTGGTTGGGAGAAGAATACGCACAATTACCACACGCTTCAATCGAAGGTCAAGAATTATTAATCACCCCAGCTGATTTTATTATAATCCCAGAAATTTTTTCTAACATTATGGACCAAGTTAAAGGGTTCCCATGTAAAAAAATTGTTTTATCTCAAAGTTATGACTACATGTTAGAATTGTTACCTATTGGTAAAAGATGGGATTTTGATTTTGGTTTTAATGATGTTATCACAACATCTAAAAAACAAGCTAACTACGTAAAAAGTTTATTCCCATCTATAAAAACACATATCGTTCCAGTGTCAATCCCAGAATACTTTAAACCTAGTGGTAAACCTAAAACACCAGTTGTTGCGGTATTGACTAGAAACGCTGGAGATGCCACTAAATTGGCAAAATCTTTCTACTTACAATTCCCTATCTACAAATGGGTAACGTTTAAAGAATTAAGAGGACTTTCTAGAGAAAAATTTGCAACTGAATTAGACAAATGTTGTTTGGCTGTATGGATTGATGACCAATCTGGTTTTGGTACGTTCCCGTTAGAAGCAATGGAATGTAACACACCAGTAATCGGTAAAATGCCAAATATGGTTCCAGAATGGATGGAAACAGAAGAATCTAATGGTGAGATTTCAGTTAAGAATAATGGTGTTTGGACCAACACTACAACCAACATCCCAGAGTTAATTGCGACTTATTTAAAAATATGGTTAGAGGATGCTGTTCCAAGTGATTTATTGGATGGTATGACCGAATCTAAAGGTCAATACACTGTTGAAAATCAAAAGAATTCAATAAATGAAGTATATGGTGCTATTTTTGAAAATAGAGCATCAGAATTAAAAATAACTTTAGAGAAATTAGAAGATACTCTTAAAGAAAAAGAAAACGCTTAATAAAATATGGAAAAGAAAAGTAATATATCGGTAATTTTACCGATTCATGAATTAAACGATGTTACAGAAAAAACATTAATCAACGCGATTAAAAGTATTGAATTACAAATCGTAAGACCAGATGAATTAATTATTGTTACACCTAAAGGTAGCGATGCTTTCAAACATGTTAAAAAAATTGATATGGGTGAAATTAAAGACATCGTAACAATAATTGAAAATGATGGCGAAACAGATTATTGTTCGCAAGTTAATTTTGGTGTTTCAGCTGCAAAATCAGAGTGGGTTTCAGTCTTAGAATATGACGATGAATATGCTAAAATTTGGTTTAAAAATGTTGTTGAATATAGAGACGCTCATTCTAACGTAGATTTATTCTTACCAATCGTTATCGATGTTGACAACAACGGTCAGTTTATTGGCTTTACTAACGAAGCAGTTTGGGCCAACAGTTTTTCTGACGAGTTAGGTGTTTTAGACAACAACGCTTTGTTGGCTTACCAGAATTTTAATATTGATGGTATGGTTGTTAGAAAATCAACATTTGAAGAAATGGGTAAACTTAAACCTAGCATAAAATTAACCTTTATTTACGAATTCTTATTACGTTTAACGTTCAAAGATGTTAGAATAATGACAATACCTAAATTTGGTTACAAACATGTCAATCAAAGACCAGATTCATTGTTTGCTTCATACAAAGAAACGATGAACCCTTCAGAAGCAAAATGGTGGCTACAACAAGCCAAAAAAGAATATTATTTCCAAAATGATAGAAAAATAACATATGAAGTTTAATGATGACAAATGGCTACTAAACGAGGACGCAAAAGAACAAACGAAATGTATTTTGGTCCAGAAGAAGAAGAAGCTGTTGTCAAATTTTTAGAATCAACCGATACTAATGAACGAAACTTAATATTCAATGAATGGCTTAAAGCTCCATTGGATAAAATGATAGAAGCAATCATCAGGAGATACAAGTTATATAGAAAGGGTGAAACTTATGAAGAACTTCATAGTGACACCGTTTCTTTCTTGATGACGAAAGTACATAAATTTGAAGCTGGACGAGGTAAAAAAGCCTACTCATACTTTGGAACTATAAGTAAAAACTACATTTTAGGTTTATTAATCAAAGACGAAAAATATTTGAGACAAACTTCTTCTTACGAGGATATGGTAACATATTTCGAAGATAGAGAAGATTTGAGTTATGTTATTGATAATGATAATTTTGTTATGGACGATTTTATCCTAAAATTGATAGACGGGATAAAAAAAGAAATGGAAGATGAAAATTTACCACCAAAAAAGAAATTAAATGATAATGAAAAAAAAGTTGGTTATTCTTTAATTTATATATTAGAAAACTGGGAAGTCGCATTTGAAGGATTTGACGGTGGTTCAAAATACAACAAAAACTCTGTTTTAGAAACGATGAGAAATTATACTAATCTTACAACAAAAGATATACGAATATCAATGAAAAGATTTAAAGATTTGTATGAATTTCTAACAAAACAAGGCTTATAGATATTTATAATAAAAACTAATTACTATGCCAGCAAGAAAAAGAAAACACGACGTTAAAGTAAATGATAATGAATCATTAGAAGGTCTTATGCAAGAAACTTACAATGATGCATGTTTACAAATAAACGATGTTCAAAGAACAATCAACGAATTAACCACTGGTTCAAACCCAGAAGGTGTTGATGATTTGACTAAAATAGCAAAAGAAAAGGGTAATTTACTTAAAGTAAAAGACTCAGCGATTAGAGTTAAACTTGAAATCGCCAAATTACAAAGCGATATTATTAAAAACAGAGGAGATGCCAATGCCGCTATAGCTGAAAGAGCTGACGGTAAGGTGTCTCTTAGTGATTTTAAATCAATCAGAGAAATGTTTAGAAAAGGTCAAGACATCAACAACGAATTAGATGAATAATGAGTATTAAAGACAAAAAACAAAAAGTTTTTGGGGAGATAGCGGCAGCTAAAACATTAACTACAGGTTTACCAAAATTAAAAAATACAAATTCATTCCCATCGGTTAATAATGGGAATGATATTATATTGTTTTTAAGTGATTTGGTAAAGTCGTTAGTGGGTCAAAAAGAATTTGTTAATGTCATTGTTGAAACCTTAACAAAATATTTAGACAAAATAGAAAGGGGTTTAAAACAAACTATAAAGAAAGTTTTGAGAAATATGGTTTCGTGTGGTGTTAACCCAAGCATCCCAAGTTATCTAAAATCAGCTATTAGTGGTGGTAGTGGTGTTATAATTAGTGTTGATAAAATAGATTTTTTTGACCTATTAAAAATAGACCCAAATTCATCTATTGGTGGTTTATTATATAATGACACAACACCACCATCGTTATCATTATTTGATAGTTCTGATTTTAACACTTTTTTATATGCTGTGATTCAAGACCCAAACGTTACACACACATGGCAATATATTTTAGATGTAAAATTTGTGGAAAACGGAACAGGTAACATACCAAATAATTCATTGGTGGTAAATGTAAACCAACTTTATGATAACAAATCAATAAACGATTTAAATGATAATTATGTTGATTCTTTAACTGTTATTGATGGTAAAGATGTTCTTAACAAAATAATAGATTTATTGTTCGGTTCAATTAGTGTTCAAACAAACAAAACTAGTCAACAACTAGAAAAAGAAGCTGAAATAAATGATATAATTGATAGATTGGCAAATGCTGATGTTAATGATGAAATCAACGACGACTATTTTACTTTTACAAATTCAGAAATTGCTAGACAACAAGAAACTGCAAACAATAGAAGAAATGGTATTATTAAAATAAAAACAAACGTCGAATTCAACGCTTCAATACCAATTGAACAGTTAACTACCTTTACAGATGAATATAACCAAAGCGCTACTTTGGTTGAAAAAAGAGCTTCTTTAACAAAATCAATTAATAACATGGCCGAAAATTTGGCTGACCAAACACCAAATAATGACGATAAACAAACTGTTAAGATTAGTTTTGTTGGTGATATGATTAAAGCTTTAATTAAATCTGTTGCAAATATCTTAATATCACCAAAAATTATTATTATATTTTTGATAAATTTTAAAATAGTTTTTGGGTTAGATGCTGAATACACAAACGCTAAAGATTTTATAAAGAAAAACAGAGTGTTGTTTACTTCAGTTTTTAAAGATATAACACAGATTATAGTTAAAATATTAATGAACTACGCATTAAGAGAAGTTACTAGGTTAGCTGGTGATGCGGCGTTAGTTAAACTATATGAAAAAACACAGAACAGAAAACAACAATTATTGAGCCTTGTTGGTGTAAGCCAAGAAGCTTTAAGAAAAATTAAAGGTTTATTATAATGAGTGATTTAGGTAAAAATGTAAAAGAAAAATTTTCTGAGGTTGGTATAAATAAAGACACAAATTTTGAATTATCATCAATATATGGTGTCTTGAATATTATCTTGTCAGCGTTTAAAACACCAGTTCCTCCAGTGGAACCGTTACCACCACCACTTGTAATGATTGGTGCTCCATTAAGACCTGGAGTTTCTAGCAAAGAAATTGCCTCTAGAATCATTACCAGACAATCCGAAGCTGGTTTACCTGTTGGTGATGTGTTTGCAGATGGTCCTAATACGACTGAAGCGATGTTAGCTATTCAGTGTGAGGAAATAATAAATTCATTATTAAATGAAAGTGTTGTAAATGTTGTAATTCCACCAGGTGTTGGAATTGTAGGTTTTGGTGTCACCAGCGGTGGTCAACAAGTCGTAGTACAAGGATTTACAACAACTATGGGTATTGGTAATGGTATAATTAGATAAAATTATGTACGAAGATTTAGAAGAAAAATCAAACAATGAAATTTTGTTTGAGATTAAAAAAATGGAAGCCGATTATGAGGCCCTAAAATTAAAGATGGTTCAAGACTATGACAAGTTAATTGAAATAGAAAAACGTTTTGAAGCTTCAAATAAAATTATATTAAAAAGACTTAAAAAAGAAGTTTAATGTTAGAAGGAACTAATAAATTAACTAGAGGTAAAAAATCAGCGTATGATTCTTCACCAACTTTTCAATACTTAAAGTTTGGTGAGGTTATGAGCATTGATGACCCGTTAGGTCTAAACAGAATTAAAGTTTGGGTTAAAGGTTCCGTTTCAAATGGTGGTGATGATGAATTATTAGGTGGTACAACAGGTGTTGGAAACTTACCATGGTGTATGCCATTGATGCCAAAACACATAGCTATAAAACCAAAGGTTGGTGAAATGGTTTTAATTTTTGTTTTTAATAAACAAAAAGAAGGTGCTGATAGATTATATATTGGACCGCTTATCTCACAATCAAATAAATTAGATTTTGACTCAGCAAGAACAACCGCTTTAGGTGGTTTTACATTCGGCCCAGTTCAACCAAGTGTAACACCTGAAAATATTCCAGATTTGCAAGGCGTGTTTCCAGCACCAGATGACGTGTCAATTCAAGGTAGATACAACACGGATATCACACAAAAAAACAATGAGATTGTTATTAGGGCTGGTAAATTTGTTGAATCACAAATGACAGAATTAAACCCATACCCTATTAAATTTAATTTTGATACACAAGCGTATATCCAAATTAAAAATAATGTTAATTTACCTAAAATATCTAACACAGAAATTGGTGATAGAGTTGGTAGTGTAACAAACATAGTTGCTAATAAGATTAATCTAATCACACACGGTGGGTCACCAGACTATAACACTACAAACCAAACTGATTTAATATCTTTTAACGAAATGGAAAAAATTCTTACCACCGCACATCAATTACCATATGGTGATGTGTTACTACAATATCTTAAATTATTAAAAGAAGCTTTTTTTGCTCATGTACATAGAGGCAACGGTTTACCAGTAACTGATTTAACTATTAGTGGGAACAAACAAGCTGTAAAAGAATTTAAAGATAACGCTGCTAAACTAGAACAAACTATGTTATCTAAAAACGTCCGTATTAACTAATTTTATTAAGTTTTGTGATATTTATAATAAAAACAAGACATGGTAATACGCACATATTTCGACAAAAGCAACACTATCATTAGTAATTCAATTGCAAACACTGGGTTAAACCCAGTTGCAGAACTATTCTATGGTGGATATGATGGTATTGAAAAATTCAGTAGACATTTATTCCATTTTGATGAAACTAGAATAAAAGGATTGTACGACAATGGTACCTTTACTGATTTATCAAAATTAAAACACACACTTAGACTTACAAATACAGCGTCGTTTGATACTGGATTACTTAACGGCACAATGGCCGCAAAAGATAGAGCATCGTCTTTTGATTTGATTCTATTCACTATAAATCAAGATTGGGACAATGGTGTTGGTTATGATTATGAAATACCTATTTTAGCCAGTGGTGACTATCTATATTCAACAGGACCTTCTAATTGGGTTAACCCTAGAACAGGTATCAATTGGTCTGGCGGTACTGGTGTTTACTCTGGTACACCTTCAGGAATCACAGTTACAACACAACATTTTGATAAAGGTAATGAAAACATAGAAATGGATATTACCAATTATGTTAATGGGATTATTACTGGTAATACAAACTATGGTTTAGGTATAGCTTTTGCCAGAGGTTATGAACTTATCAACACAACCGCGTTACAATATGTTGGTTTTTTCACAAATAACACACAAACATTTTATGAGCCTTATCTTGAAAGTATTTACGAAAACTACATTAAAGA